ATCATATTCGCAGATAATTTCATAATATAGTATTTCCTGTTTCATTAATTTAGAATATAATTATATCATAGCTAATGGCTATTGTAAACCATTTTGTGCATTATTTTTAGAATATTTTGTTATAAAGGATATAACCTTTAGTTATATTAAGAACCGTCCCATTCTTTCCATCGTTTTTCTGAATCACGGTCCATAAGAGCTGAACCTAGGAAGTAGTTATTTAAATGAATCAACATAGCAAAAGTTACAGCCACTCCCATTTGATCTGCAGTCATACCTGCCATCTTTCCAGCTGCAAATAAAAATACACCTGATACACCGTATGCGAAAATCGCAAATAAAATTTTATTAGTCATGTAAACCACCTTTAACAAAGTTAGAAGTTTCGTCTTCAGTAAGAAGTCCGAATTCTGATTCGAATCCATCAACATGGTGCTCAAATTCGCCAGGCATAAAGCCAGAGATGAGAAACTCACGTTGATCTGCATCGAGATCAGGGAAAATATCTTGAACATTAACGTTTGTATTCTCGTATATGTCAAGTTGTTTTTGTGTTACTGGTAAAGCCATAATGTTAACCTTACCGCTTATAATATTTTTTCTATATACTAACATAATAATAATCCTACAATAATAATAACAGTTGAACACACAACAATAGTTTGTAGTAATTTAATCATTGTCTTCCTCAATAGTTATTTTATACGTTGTACCATTCTTATCCATAACTTTAATGGTACGTTTAAGCGATAATAGATATCCTTCATCTGGATCTAAATCCATTTTAGGTCCTTGCACATCATGTATAATGTTATCTTCAATTGATGCTTCGTTAACCAAAGCTTTTTTAATTCGATCTGAAATGAAGTCGTTATATATGTCTATCATATTAAGTTCTCGCTCCAAAATTTAGCTGCTAATTTATCTTCCATCTTATACGCTTCTTTTTCCCATGGAAGATCCATGTATTCTACATCATCTGTGATGTGAGCTGTTTTCCAACGCATACCTTTATACTTACTATCCAATTCACCACGTGCGAATTGTTTAACGTGTACCAATTCATGAAGTACTGTACGAACAATCATACTGATGCCCATATTCTTATTTACTTCAATGGTAAAATTTCTCATTGGCTGCCATGGCTTATCATCTTCATCATTTGCTGAACATAAGCCATAATTGCCAGTTGGCATATTGATCAATTTGATATTAATCTTTAAGCTACTTAGTGAGCGTAAGCCAAGTTCGATCATACCGAATGCTGCGGTAGATGTGACCATTGCTCGAGTAGTTTTAGTTGAACCTGTAATATTAAGAATCATAATAAGAATCCTGCTTGATTAATTTATGGATATATTATACCATCTTTTTAAGTGGTTGTACACTGTTATTTGCGATAATGTTAATATTTACATTCTTAGGAGGGGTTTTGATAATCACTTGGTTTGCTAGTCTCTTTGCGCCAGTGACCGGTCTAGTTCGTGCTCTTCTCATTTTAACTCCTCTGTATTTATTTTATGTAGCTATTATATCATAGCCACGCGTGGTTGTAAACCTTTATTTAAGGTTTATTTAGATTGTTTTGGAATAAGAAATCATTTCTTATAACTTTTTGATATAAGCCCTAGAGTGATATCTAAGGTATTTATTAGCTAGATATGAGTATACCTACCAATAGATCAGCCAAATGAAGCCACGGGCCTCTGAGAAGCTCTGATCTCTTTATAGCCATTATGTACGACTTCCCATGCAGATTGATCTGATATGAGAGCTCTTACCAATTGATTGTTTAAATCATGACCACTCTTATGAGCTGTGATCTTACCCAGCATTGAAGCTCCAAACATGCTTATATCTCCTAAGCAATCCAAAGCCTTATGTCGTACAAACTCATCGGTATATCGTAGGCCTTCTTCGTTAACGATATGGTAGTCATCAATTAATATGGCATTCTTAGTTGATCCACCTTTGATCAATCCTTTCTTTAAGAGTGCTTCTATTTGATCTACGAAGCCAAAGGTTCTGGCTCTCGAGATGTCTTGAATATATGAGGTGTGTTTAAAGTCTAATGATATGAATGCGGGTTTATCCTTAAAGACAGGATGGTCAAAATCTATACTGTAGTCTATTTTAAAACCATTGTATGGTTCTATTCTTATAAACTTATCACCATCCTTTATCGTAATTGTTTTCTTAATGCGAATTAATTTTTTAAACTTTAACTGTTCTAATATACCCGCTGATTGAATAAGGAATACAAATGGTGCAGCAGATCCGTCCATGATTGGAACTTCAGGTCCATCGATATCAACATAAGCATTATCAATGCCTAGTCCTTTAAAGGCTGACATCAGATGTTCAACAGTCGATATGGTTGGTCTATTAGATCCATTACCAATCGTAGTTGAGAGATCAGTCGAAACCACATTGCTACCATGAGCAGCAATTCTTTCATGTGGTGTGACGTCTGTTCTATAGAAAACTATACCTTCGTTTCCAGGGGCGGGATGTAGAGTAAGGTTTACGCTGTTACCAGAATGTAAACCTATACCTTTACACTTTATGCTATTTTTAATCGTATTTTGTCTAATCATATAATCTATTATAACACAGTTTTAAGTGAATGTAAACTATTAATTAAGAGGATTTGTTGCAGCGTCTAAACCTTCCCAGAGATTATCTAATTCAGTTTTAAACTTATTTGTACGATCTTCAAACTTCTTAAGAGCATCAGCCATGGCTTTATATTCGTTACGAACTTCAATCCAGTCTTTCTCTAAGTCAGCTACTTTTCCTTCTGATTCCTTTGCTTCAGTAAGTACTTCAACTTGACGAGAACCAATGCCATCAAGCATTGTTTGTAGTTCAGCAAGCTTACCTTGTAGGTGACTTATATTGTTGTCTTCTAATCGTGTTTCAATCGTAGTAAGTTTAATTTGTTCAGCTTCAATGATTACTCTTAATTCTTTAAAGTCTACCCTTTGAGTTGAACTTAACTCGTCTACTGTTTCTTCTAGTTGAACTAAGGTATCATCAATGACACCCACGTGTGAATAAAATTCTGACACTGCCCAGATACCACCACTAATGGTACCAATGATTGATGCCATGATTGCGATATAAACTCCTTTGAATTTTACACCGCCTACGTTAACTTCTGTTTCTTCAAGACTCATATACTACTCCTTTTATGGTCTGGCGCCAGCAACTGGTTCAGCAGTTGTTGGTATAAGGTTTGGATCAAACTCATCAGCTAGATCACCTGCTAATGTTGGATCCGAATTAAATGCTCCAGGATTACCGTCGCTTGCTCCTTCTTGAGCTCCAGTAATCATAGTGCCTGGTCCGTTATAACCAAGATTTCCATTCTCGCTATTATATTGTGTTACACCTGTTGAATTGTTTTGTACGTTTATGACATCCATTGCCAATTGAGTTGGACTGTATAATTTCGCATTCACATCATATCCTGGTGCTTGTTCTGCATATGATTCACCTGTACCATAACTATAAGCACTATACATCTCGTTTACAGACACTGGTGGATTATCTCCATAGAATCCATCATAGACTTCAGTTGTTGCTTTCGTCCAATTCACTTCACCTTCATTACCAAAGAACATACCTTGTAATACAGTATTAGTTGCGTTATCCCATGTCACAGTCATTTGATCAGACCATGCATCGTATGACACTGTTGAATTGGTTATATTAGATAGTGTTGCTTGACTATCATAGTTAATCATTGCGAGGGCTGCTGCATCTTGACTCGCAAATAATGCTGCCGTAGCCGCTTGAGCTTTATCTTCAATAGTATCGAGTGATTGGTTAAACGTTTGCACAGTTGATTGATCAATCTGTACATCGTTGGCCCGTATGTAGTTTTGAAGTTCAACTCGCTCTTCGTCAGTTTCAGCATCGATTGCTTCAGCAAATACAGCTTCAGCTTTACTAATTTCTGCTGCAGCATCAGTAAACATATCAATAGCTGCACCCATCTCATCTTTATTATCTTCATAGCTTTGTACTAATAAGTGTTCTGCACTATAATAATTATTGTTAACTACATCTAAAATAGATTGGTTATAATATGCTGCTTCTAATAAGTCGATCTTATGAGCATCTGTTCTACCAGCAACTGGAACGATTGCTTCATTTGCATCAGCCGCAGTTCCAGGAGTCATCATACTCATTTCAACAATACTTGCTTGAGCATTACTGACTTGAGTATTAATATAGTTAGCTGTATTAATCAGCTCTTGAATTTCGGTGTAGTCACCAGTAGGTCGTAAAGGATTAATGCCTGGATCGATTAGATTACCAAACGTAAGACTTTGAATTGATGTACCACTATGGGAGATTTGACCAATCGACTGTTCTGTAGCGATCAGAGATAGACTTGCTATTATCAGACTCAGTACTTTTTTCTTTGACTTTATCTTTTGTACCATTATTTTCTCCTATGCCAAGTATCGTATGGTAATACAATTTCTTAGCCTTTTTGAGCTTCTTATAGTTTGGTATAAAAATCTCAGGGCGTCTTCTTAAAGTAATGAATGCTGACTTACCAACAATCACTTTTCCATTTACTACAATCGGACAAGGAGTACCTGATAGTAACATTGCTTCCCATACATCGATACTTTGACACATTCGAGTGATGGCTGCAATTTTCATATTAAGAGTGTATAAGACTACTGAATCCTTTCGTCTATTACACTCAGGGTCTTGAACATAATCACCTTTACTAAAACCAATAACGGTTGATTGCATACCACCAGATTTAGATTTTAAACAACTATCTGGTCCTGTTGACATCAACGATGGAGCTGTTGATGTTGCAACTGGAATCTGGCTTGCACTACCTGCACCATTATATTGATTAGTATTAGTATTCGTTTCGTTATTACTATCTACCGTTGCACCTTGTTGGTTCGTGTTCAAATCACCGTCTTGATTACTTGTGTTTCCACTATCGGTGTCCTGAGACATTACTGCATTACAAAGAAATAACAAAGTAATAATAAAAAATCTCTTCATTTCAATCCTTTACATCGTTTTACATTTATATTTATACAAAATGATTAATCGATTAGTGTTTAATTAATACACTATGAAGTAACGATCGACACCGCAGTTGCATGTGCAGTAGTCGCATTATCTCCAGGAACTTGAACTGTATCAGTAGTACCTTTTTGAATTACGACACTCTGTAATGATTCTAATGTAACAGTTCCAGGGTATGTGTTATGTAATGGTAATTCACTATCAACAAGAACAGTTGCAACTGTAATAAGTTTTTCTGCAGCTGAAATATTAGAGATTCTTACATACTCTGCACCACCGATATTATTTGCTACATGTAAGTTAGTTACTGCAGCACCTTTTAAAGCGATAATAGTCATTTTCTTTTCTCCTTAAGCGTTTAATCCAACGCTGTATTGTGTTTTGCCGTCGATACGAGAAGCTGTAAGAATACTCTTACGGTTGTCTTCTTCGTTAACGTATGATACATGAACCCAGCCACTATCAGGAATACCTGGAGTGTAGAATTCAAGAATGAGTTGATCGAAGTCACAGTTCTCTTTAATCCATTCTGCTAGTTCAGCATTAGGAACTCCTGGTACTTCAATGTCTGCTGCCTGACCTTTACAGTGTTGTGATTTAGAACTACCACCAACGGCTTCGTTTAATTCAGGACCACGATATCCGCTATTTAATACAGTAGGACCAAAATGATCTCGTACTGGTTGTACTACCTTCTCGAATAATTCTACTGCTGCAGCCATGTGTTCTTCGTTAGGAGTATTATCAATTCCTTTACGTTCTGCTGTTTGGCTCTTTGTGAATTCAGCCAAGCTAAAGTTCTTACTTAATTTCATTATAACTCCTATCGTATAATTTTTGAGATCATATCTTCAAATGCTTCAACCTTATCAGTACGATTCGGCCAATGGATATAATCTTTTTCTGGGTTCTTTTTAAGGTTGCTTAATAATGGCAATATAGCATTGTACAATCTGTCTAGTTTGCCTTGTGCATCCTCTGCTGTGTGATTCAGATCAGTTAGATCCGATTGTGCTTGTTGTACTGCTTCTAACTCGTCTTCGTCTACTGCTGTAAAACCAAAATCAAAGTTATCAATATCTACACTCATTTTTTATACTCTTTAAATCCTAATAATTTACGTGAACTAACTATTTCAAAAAACGTTTTAGCTTCAGGACCATTTAACTTATTGTATGTAAATGATACTGAAGAATAGATTGGTCTATAGTGCAATGTCTTATCAGACGGTACAAGTAATAATTGACCAGTTGTTACCATATCTTTCTTCTTTGGATCTCCATGTCGAATAGGATTCATGAATGGATCACTATTAGGAGATACAGCCAAAGCATCAATCATTTCTAATGGATCTGTTACTTTCTTAACTTCTTCGATTGCAACACGTAATCTTTCTTCTGATGATTTGCGCGCTTTCAAGAAGTTAGGATCTTTAGAATCAATCTTATAACCAAGCTGAGGTAACTCAATACCGTGATTAGTACGTACTGATTGATCTTTAATCTTTATAAGCTTATGGATATAGTCTCTATCTTTTGCGTCTTCTTTCTTTTCAGTGAAGCCACCTTCGATTAACCAGCATTCCTTTTGATTGAATACATATGTCATACCTGCTAGCTCATTCTTAATTAGATATTTTGCTGCATTCAATGGATCTTTAATCTTTAAAGCATCTCTAATCTTTTTGCCATCTGGTGACATATAGTTAGTCTTCTTATATCGATCTTGATTAGCAGCTTTATCACCTTCCTTCTCATCACTCTTAACAGATAGAGAAGCAGATAAAATCGATACACCATTTTCATTTAAGCCTTCAGTGTATCGACTAAGCTTATCGTCTATATAGAGTCTTTGAATGTCATCTCGATTTGATTGAGTAATTTCAACATCAGCTAAGTATGATCGATCACGATTCTTAGCTCCAACCCATCCAACATTCTTAAAATATTTTACTGCGACTACGCACATATGATAACCCTATACAAGACTTAAAGTTATATTTATACGATTTAACGTTTAAAAAATAAATGATTTTCAATCGTTACTGTACGAATTAACTTCTTTGCCCACCATGGTTCTACATAATCAGCATGATAATGTGTTGCGCCACTCGTGACATCCTTTAACATAGTGTTACGTAAGACTAGAATAGCAGCATGTTCACTATCACTCCAGCTCTTACTCTCATATGCTTCTTCATCTTTACCATCACAGTAATATGAGAATTGGCATTTGTGTTTAATAGGAACTACTTTGCCATGGTTATCCCACCACCATTGACTTATAGGACCTTCATGTACAACGTCGCATACAGTATTTGGGTGATAACGAGAGTTAACTCGATTCAATATAACTTGTGCAACTGCAACTTTACCTACAAATGGTTGATTACCTGCTTCATAATAAATCGCTTCAACCATACATTCGTAAGGTGTTTGACCACCCATAGCAAAGGTATCAACTGGATAAGAATCTTTTGCATGACTCTCATTGATTAATGAATGCGTTAAAACCACACAGCCTGATAATAATAAAGCGATAGTACCTTTCTTATTAAACATATTGTAAAATCCATACCACTAAGTGTGGAACAGTAACGGTTAATACCACAAGGGCACCTATAATTAAAGCAATGTTTCCTTTATCCCATGGATCCCATTTCATAATAATTTTCCTATTTCAATTTAGTTTTAGAAATT